CACATTTGTAATATAAGGAGATCGCACATGACTTCTACTCAACAAAACAAAACATGTACTACAAACGTAGACTCGAATAGTCTTGTCCCATCGACTGACTTACAACACTACGTTGATGCGGCCAATAGAAATCCACATTTTCAAGCGTTATCTGAGCCTGAGAAACTTAGTTACGTAAGACTTCTGATTGAGGCAGAGGAGTGGGCAGTAAATTTCGGCTTCAAGAGAACGTACTTAAATTCATATTTGCAAGGAGGTATCAAAGATGACTAACACGCATAAATATGACTTCTTAAATCGTTTAGATTTATCTGACGATGTCAAACTACGTTTATCCCTGTTGTTATCGCGCACTGCTAGTGGCTCGGACGAGGTTTATGTTACTCCATTAGGAAAGAACCATGACCCTGAGCAACTTCTATCTGAGTGGGATCAGATATATAAAGCTAACATGCAAGATATTAACGAACCACTTGATGAATTAGAGAAATCAAATCGTTCTAAATTTGGTCCCAGAAGTATCGCTATACCATGGGAGGAACGACGCGAACTGGTGACTGTCTATTTCGGAGAGTCAACCTATGATCCGGACACCGTTGTTGGTCCAGCAGCAATTCGCCGCTTGCGTCCATTGACGCCTGCAAATGCAGTTCATTTTCTGAAGAATAATACGAATTCAGGATTACCTTATTACGTAAGTAAGGGAAAAGTTAAAGAAGACGTTCTCGACAACTTTAAACAAATCTTGGATAGAAAAGATCCTTGCGTATTATTTACGAGAACTCAAGAAGGGAGAAAGACTAGAGCAGTTTGGGGCTTTCCAATAGCAGACACCCTAAACGAAATGTGCTATTATAGACCTCTACTTGATTATCAGAGAACACTCGAGTGGCGCTCCGCGATCGTCCATCCAGATGAAGTGGACATACAGGTAACTAAATTGATTAATTATGCTCTCGATAATGATCAATCCCTAATCTCTATCGACTTCTCATTATATGACGCAACATTAAGAGAAGGTCATCAGAAGGCAGCTTTTGACTACATTAAACTATTATATCAGGAACAATATGCACCAGAAATTGATTACATTTCCGATCGATTTGGTACTATTGGTTTGATAACACCTGATGGTGTAATGGAAGGCAAACATGGAGTACCTTCTGGGAGTACTTTTACCAATGAAGTTGATTCAATTTGTCAATATCAAATGGCAATGAGTATAGATCCTGATTTAAAACACTTTCAGATTCA